TGTCTCTTTCATAGGCTTCGTTAATGTCTGGTGTTGTAGGGTCGTCTGCAATATAATGACCCTTTTCATTACGTGCTCTTTTTCTTTTTTCTACCATTTAACATCTCCATCTTTTTCTAGCTTGTCTTAATCTGCTGTTAGGATTTTTTGCTGCTTTAGGAAACTTTTTCATTTGACCTGCACTTCTTGCACAAAAGGACTTTCTTCTTTTAGCTCTTGAACCTGTAGGATTCTTTTCTGTAACTGCTGTTTGTAATTTAGACCCGGGGTTTTCTCTACGATATTTAGCTACACCTTTAGCTGTCATACCTGCACCCTGTTTTGTTGGACGCTTATGACCACCTTTAATCGTATGTCCTTTCATGCCTGCCATTTTAATTTATCCCATATACTTTTGAATATAATTCACATCTATTAAGACCTAAATCTTGTAATTCTCTATCTGTTAAACTTCTTAATTCTTGTAATGCGATTCTTCTTTTTCTAGCTTGTTGAGCTTTTTTATACCAATTTTTTAACATTTTAACCATAATATACCTCCTTTATTATATATCAAGGTAGTTATACCATAGTTTATACTTATTTACTATACAAATTTATGCAATTCTGCTATGCAGTCGTTATCTTGGGTATCTCAAATAAAGAAGCAACAACATGTAGTCTATTTGCTGTTGCTGCCTGTACTTTTAAAATATCTCCGGGTATTAATATCAAGTCTTTTGTTAGTAATTCAACTGTTGCGTTGGCACTCACAGCCTTTGTTTTAAATAAACTAAACACAGACCCTGCACTATTTACCAGTGTTACTGTTATCGTGTCTGCATTGCCACTGTCTTCCGATACAAGGATTGATTCAATGATTGCACTGCGTCTACTAGGTGCACTGTACAGAGTGGTCAGGTTATTTGTAGTCAGGTCAACCTTTGCATTTTCATATCCTGCTGTACTAATTACATTTGCCATTTATTTATTTTTCTTGTTAGGTTTTTTTGTAGTTTCTCTTGCAAATAAAGAAAGTCTTTTACTGTCTTTTTTAGCTTCTGGAGTATCTTTTATTCTTTCTCTGGCTTTTATGTTTCTTCTTACTTGTTCCATCTGAAGTTTTGTAGGATTACGAAAATAAGCATTTATTCCACCTTTTAATTTAACAGGGCTTATTTCTTTTCCTGTTACTTTAATAACTTCACCAGTTTCTTTATTAACATATTCTCCAGCTTCTATTTTTTTAGTACCACTTCTACCTATAGCAGATTTCATAACTCTAGATTCTTCTGCTTTAGCACTTGCTTTATCAAGTCTATTTAAAATTGTTTTAGCTTTTTCTCTGATTGCTGTAGTTTTACCTCTAGTAGAAAATTTTTCTAATTCAGCAACAAGTTTTGCTCTTTTTCTAGAGCCAGCAGACATTACATCTGTAAATGAAGGCATAGATTTTGTACCTATAACAATAGGGTCAGGTCCTGCATCTGCAGCTTTACCACTACCTTTTAATTTACGTTGTGATATATCTCTAATTTTATCTTCTGTAGGATTTTTTCTACCTATATCTGTTTGATATTTTCTTTTAAAATCAAATCCTGTAGGTTTTTTTCTTTTTGTTTTTTCATCTACTTTATGAGGTAAAAATTCAGTTTTCTTTTTACTCTTATTAGTTGTTATTTTTTCTTCAATCTTATCTACTTTTTTAGCAAGTGACCTAAGTAATTTTCTAACCATTATTTTTCTCCCTCTGTCCAGCCTTCAGCTCTCATAGCACGCTCAACATGTTCTAAAGTAAATGATTTACCATAGTAAGACTCTACTGCTTTTCTTACGTAGAATACATCACTGTGTGGTATGTGTAATTTTTCTAAAGTATTATTACGGAGAGCATCATAAAATGCCTCGATAACATTGTCTGTATATAGTTTTACTGATTTTTTACTCATTGTCAAGAAAATTTTATTAATTTTTTACGGAGATTTACATTTAAGTGTTTTTCATTTAATTGTTTTTTTAAATTTAGGTAATAAACATTCTTATGTTTTTCACTTTATATGTATTTTAAATACTAGTTATACATAATTATACCACGTATTAATATGTGTGTCAATACTTATATTTATATTTATTTATTTATGTGTTATATATGTTACTATATAGTAAAGTGTATGCATGTTTGTATAGTGGTTAACAGTGAATTTACCTAATCTGTGTATTTCTGTGTACATACTACGCACGCACCCCCAGTGGCACATGCCTGCCTGCGCCTGTGAGCGTGCGTGAGCTTGCGTTCAAGCGTTATGTGTGGCATATATGCGTGTCATCCAGCCATGTGGAGGAAAATATCCAGTTTAGTTTCACTAAAAATGCAAAATATCCAATAAAACAAGGTATTTATTAAGATAAATAAACTGTTATCAGAACAGTTGCTACAAGGTAGCATTGATTTAGTTGACGATTTTTAGATAGTACGTCAATTTGAATTGACGATTCATAAAATAACTTGACATGGTCGATTGATTGCTTTAGGTATAGTTTTATAACGATAAAATTTATATCTGAATATCTTGTGAAGATATAAATTGTTATCTTATATAAAACATAACTCAAACAAAGGATTTGAAAAAATGGCTAAATCAACTCTAAAAAATCACATTTACAATGCTAATAATCCATCACTCAACACCAACGAAGTTGAAGGTCACATTATAGCTAAGGAATACAGGTCTTTCATACAAAATGAAAGAAGACAATTTAAAAAGCTTTTAAGTAAAACCAGTTGGTTTTATCGACTAGGTGAGTTACTTATCAGATTAAAATCTGAGAGTGAGCTAGGTTATGTGACACGTGAAGTAAAGCAAAATTGTGGTATCAATAATATTGATAAGCAAAGATTGAGTGAGTCTGTTTGGTTGGTTACTAACTACAAAGATTGTGAAACAATCATGAAAAATTCCAAAAAAGGTTATAGCAATATCCGTGCGCTACAAAGAGCTTTAAAAGCTCAAGAAAAAGCTAATGAAGTAAAATCTAAAGATGAAAATATCAAAGATATTACACCTAACGCAAATATCAAAGATATTACACCTACCAAAAATATTGAGAATCATACCGAAGAAAAATTGAAGGATACTATCCTTTATACTTGTTCAAAGTATAACTTGGATTTAGAAAAAGTTATTAGTTTACTAAAGAATAGTAAATCTAATACTGAAGATACAACTATACAAGCTTACAAAGTAAGCGCACATAAAAAAGGCACATTGCCAAAAATAGAATTTTTGAATTAATACAAGCTAAAAATGTAACAGGTTATTTTTATAATCTGTTACATTGAAGTAACACTATTTATAATATTTTTATTTATATACTTGAATGTTTTTATGAAAGTATATAAATATAAATAATATAATAAATCACTTAAACAGTCCGACTGTCGGACACCAACAAAGAAAGTAAAACAATGTTTGACATACAACCACAAAGAAAAATAAGTATTCCTAAAACAGGCTATAAAGGTAATATTGCGTCTTCGGGTAGTGATGCTAAAACTATCAAAGGCAATGGAGATGCGTATGAAACCGCTATTGCCTATTTGAAGCCGTATAAAACAATGATTGATAACAAAGAGTATAACACTTGCTCAATGGCTAGCATAGCTAGTTGTCATGAAGGATGTTTAAATTCTGCTGGACGTGGACGTTTTAGCAATGTGCAAGACGGAAGATTGAGAAAGACAATTTTATTTTACAAAGATAGAGCTAAATTTTTAGCTTTACTAGCTAAAGATTGCGAAGCTATGTTAAGAAGGTCAGAAAAATATGGTTGGCAAGCTTGCATGCGTTTAAATGGTACAACGGATATTATTTATGAAAAAGTTTCTTTTATCAGGAATGGAGTAAAATATAAAAATATTTTTGAAGCTTATCCTAATATTCAATTTTATGACTACACTAAAATTTGGACTAGGAATGTCAAAGACATTGATAACTATCATTTAACGTGGTCGTATTCCGAAGCTTCCGAGTGGTATGCTTCAAAGCATAAAGAAGCTTTAAATAATGGCATGAATATAGCCGTAGTTTTTAGGTCTAAAAAAATACCTAGTACCTTTTTAGGATTGCCTGTAATTGACGGCGATAAAGATGATTTAAGATTCCTAGACCCAAAAAATTGTGTAGTTGGTCTTTATGCTAAAGGCGAAGCTAAAAACGATAAAACAGGATTCGTAATTGACTAATTCAAACAGTCCGACTGTCGGACACTAAAAAAGGAAAGTAAAATGAGAAACTTTGTAAAAATACCAAAGAAAAATAATAAAAATAAACCCTCACCAAAACGTGACGATTGGAAAAGAAAAAGAAATCAAGCTAGAAAAGACAAGATTTTCAGAAGAAAAATTGCGTAGAAGCTGAAATAAATTATGTAAATAAACAGAAGGAGATTCATATGAATATAATTTCAATAGACCACGAAGTGAATGAGGTTATATGTACTGACCAGAATAATTCTGGCAGAAATTGGAGAGTAAAATTGTTATTTAAAGGCGATAAGTATGGTTTAAATAACTGCCTTACTCACAATAAGGATAAACCAATGGTAGAGTTTTATGACCTAAAATATATAGATAAGTTTGGGAAAGATGGTCAATTTGTTAGTAGATATGACTTAGGCACTATCTTATTTGAAGGCTATGTTTTTTCTAGGTCACAACTGATGAATGCATCTGAGAGAGATTCACGATATGGTATTACATTACAAGGTAATGTTGATGGATGGGAGATGTCTTCTGATTGTCTTAATGAAGTATTGGAAAAGATTAAAATCATGTACATAAAAAATCAGTTAGCTCCTTCATATGGAGAATTAAAATGATAAATGAAACTAAACCACAGGTCGTAGATTGTTATGAACTTTTGACACTAGAGCAACGTGAACAAGTTGGTGACATAATAATTGAAGCATTAATAGATAACGACATACACCCAGAAATATGGGAAATAAAAGTTGAAGCAATTATTGACGGAGAATTAAAATGATACATTTAGAAGATATTATGTCAGTTATAACTTTAGTTATATCACTCTATATAATTACAGTAATTCTTTTTTCACTATAACAATCAATGATTGTGGCATCTTTAATGGTGTCACAATTATAACACAATTATAATATTTTTATTTATATACTTGAATGTTTTTATGAAAGTATATAAATATAAATAATATAATAATAACAACTAAACTGAAACAGTCCGACTGTCGGACACTTAAATAGGAGAAAATAAAATGTTAATCTATAGAACATCTATGCTTACAGGAAAGAAGCATTCCATGAATATTGATGTCACAGAAGAACAGATATCTAGCTGGGAAGCTGAACAAGATAGAATTAGTCCACTTTATTTTAGTCGTAGGCTAATACAGGATGCCTTTCCAAATCTCTCTGCTGATGAAAGAGAGTTTATTAAAACAGGTATAACACCTGAGGAGTGGGATAACATGTGTCAGGAGGAAGAATAATGAATTACGATTTAAATAGAACATATGAAGTATGTTTATCTGTTAATGGACAGAAAAGTATACAAGTTTTAGAAGAAGATAATGTTTCAGTCTGGGCAGAAGAGAACATACCCAACAAAAACAGTAGAAGAAAAAACAAAGGATTCTTTTCAAAAGACTGGAAAATAGCAGTAGAATTTGCTATTCAGTTAGTTAAAGAAGAGCATTATAGACTAGAGCTAGGCGAGCCTACTATAGAGTTTGAATACGTCAAAACGTTCTATAATAAACCAAAAGCAGAAGCTGGATATGTGTTTCAGCCTACAACCAACCTACAATAAAAAGGAGATTTAACATGACCAACACAGTACAAAATACAAAGACACCTGTAACCAATGAAGTAGAGAAAAAGTTACCATCGCATCTATATGCGAAGCATCAAGAAAAAGGTGCATACAAAAAGAAGGCAAACCCTTTTACATACAACTATGTAATTATGGACGCAGTTATATTTGAAGTGTTTAAAGAAACTACTATGAAAGATATATCAACTGCTTTAAAAGAGCCTATGGCTAGAGTTCAATACAGAGTTAAGGTATTGAGAGAAGAGGGTTTAGTAGCTCGTAAAGTTAAATTCAAAACAAGAAAAGTTAATGCTAAAGCAATAACTAAATCTAATAATAAAAAGAGGGTGGCATAAGCCACTCTCCTACTCAAAGGAGAGACTAAATGAAAAATAAAATGTATAAATGCTCAAACATTCCAATTTCAGATTGGAAACATGGTTTAGAACATAGTCATAAAGTAGATAATCTTACAATAGGTGATTTGCTTGGTACTGAATATGAAGATTTAATACCAACAGATATACTTGATAATTTGTATTACTACTTACTAGACAGTAAAGCTATTAGGAGAAAATTAAAAAATGTATGAGCAATTAAACAGACAATTCAGTGGTAGTGAATCTATTGATGAGGAGTGGTTCAAACTTATAGAAATTGAAAATGACCCAACAAAAAAGAGAGATGAGAAAGTTGAGTTTTGTATATACATGAACAAAATTTCTTACAATTCTTGGAGGTGGTTAAAAAAATCAAATGACGAAGAACTTGAAAGTGAATATAATTATTGGACAGAGGAGATGAAACAACAATGAGTAAGCATAAACAAGTAGTAGTATCTTTTTGTGATGGAATATCTTGTGGTCAGATAGCATTAAAAAAGCTAGGCATAACCGACTACATCTATCATGCATTTGAAACCGACAAATATGCAAGTGCAGTCGCAAAGTATAACAATAAATCAATGTTTCAACATGGTGATGTAAGAAATTATCTAGGTGTATATGACAAATATTTGTACGCACGTAAAGTTGATTTATTTTTATCTGGCTTTCCTTGTCAGCCTTTTAGTGTGGCTGGAAAAAGGTTAGGCACTCAAGATGAAAGAGATTTATCCACGATTGTCTTTGACGCAATGAAACTACTTAGACCTGAGTATTTTTTAATAGAGAACGTGCCAATGAAAAAGACAGACCAAGACAGAATCTCAAAAGAGTTAGGTGTAGAACCTATTATTATCAACTCAGCAGATTTTTCTGCACAAAATCGCAAGAGACTATATTGGACAAACATACCTGTATCTAAATGGACAGACAAAGGTATTGTTTTAAATGACATTGTAGAAGAAGGTTTTGTTGACCGAAACAAGAGCCATTGCCTTGACGCAAACTATCATAAAGGTGGAAATCTAAAAAGCTATTTTAATAAACATAGAAGACAACTTGTGTTTAGTAATACGAAGTCTAACAAGTGTAAACAAGTCGGAGTAGCTGACTTAAAAGGACATGACATTTTAAAACGTGTGTACTGTACTTCTGGTAAAGCACCTACTGTAAATGCCATGACAGGTGGAAACAGAGAACCTAAGATTGTCTGTGGTTCTATTAAAAAAGACAATGTACTTGTTGACAATGAAAAGATGTATTGGAGAGCATTAACACCATTGGAATGTGAAAGACTACAGACAATTCCTGATGGCTATACTTCAAAAGGTGATTTTAGTATTACTAGTATTTACAGTGACATAAAAGATGTTAGTAACCACCAGAGATACAAGCAGATAGGTAATGGCTGGACAGTAGATGTTATTGCTCATATTTTAAAAGGCATAAAAAATGAGTGTAACCCTCGTATACATTGGGAAGACAGTAACAGATGGAATAAAAAAGAATGGAGAGAATGATGATGAAAGCATTTTTAATTGACCCAGAATTAAAAGAGATAACAGAGGTAAAATACAATGGAAATTATAAACAAATCTATACTCTGACTGGATGTAAAACTTTTGATGTCGTGAGGATACCCTATGGTTCTGATGGTATCTATGTTGATGATGAAGGGTTATATGCTGATGTGTTGCACAAGTGGGAGTTTAACCTACACCACCAACCACCAATTAAGTTAGTCAATAAAGGATTAGTCTTAGGGTGTGATGATAATGGTGACACTGAAGAACCTACGATAAGTCTAGATTTATTAAAACATTTTGTAACTTGGAATTGGACGTGAAAGGAGAATGAAAATGGCAAAATTTAAAGTTAATTATATGGACTACGGAGAACCAACCTCTTGGTTGCTTGAATCTGATAATGAAGATGATGCTTGGGATGAGATGGACAGTATGACATTCGAAGGTTGCTTTGGTGTAAGGGATGAATCTGACCCATGGTTAGAAGAAATATCCGATAATGAATATGAAAAAATAAAGGAGGAGGATGGTGGTGTTAACTACTAAGAAAAAAAACATGGTATTATAAAAAAGGAGAATGAAAATGAATAGATTTATTATTGACGATAGACCTTTTAAAATAGCTAGACAACTCTGTGACCAACACATAGTTAAGATGCCATTAGAAGAAGCACAAATGCTATGCACTGCATTATGGCATTATGCTCCTGACTATGCAGAAGAGCATGATTTATACAAACCTGTGCATCAAAAGCATCCATGCACATTATGGGTGATGGAGTCCAGAGATAACTACAATTTTGCTGAAGTGTTATACAGTCAGATGTTAGCTGAGTATACTCATAGGTATGGTAAAATTCATGGAGCAAGTAAACATGGTAAAGCATTGATAGAAGGTCAGTTTTTTATACCAGAGGGTAAAATGACTAAACACCCTCAGTGTTTTAGTGGTCACAATGACTTGAAAACAGATGAGTTTATGCCAATAAATGCCTATCGTTCTTTCTATAAGGTTGACAAATCTAGTTTCGCAAGGTATAACAAAGGAAGACCTAAGCCAGATTGGTTAAATTAATTTATTTGCTGGAGGAGTAATAATGGATTTAAGAAAATATGAAATCAGTATATTCATAGGCATAATTTTATTAGCCTATTTATTTGAAAGTTTTGTGTTCAGTATGTTGTTTTAAAAAGGGAGAACACTTATGAAAGAGTATCATAATAAAGGTTTTGGAAAAGCATTTTTTGTTGTAGTATTTTTGCTAGTTCCTCTACCTTTTATAGCTTCATATCTTACTTGGGGAAACTCATGGCTAGAAATATATTTAGAGATGAGTTTTCCTGACAGGTGTAGGTATGAAGATAATAAACATAATATTATAGATAACTGTGAATAAATATGAATTTAGAAACGATACAAAAAGAAATTAATAACTCAGATAATAAGGAGGTTATGGACTATTTAAACAAGGATGTTTCACAAGGTTGGCTTGTTCTATGCATGATGCATATGATAACAAATGAGCAATGGCACGATTTAAAAAAACGAATAGCCACTAAAATAAATTAACATGGAGAAATAAAATGATAAAGAAAATCAATCCTGTAGCTAAAACTATGTTACAAAATAGACGTAGTCCACAGGTAATACCTAATAAGAAAAAGGATGTAAAACCTGACATTGAGGAAAGTCTTGAAGCATATCAATCATACTATAATGCAGATGACCCACATGATGAAATGTTGCCGCCACTTAAACATAGACCTAACAAAAAGAAAGGAAAAATAAAATGATAGCATTTGCACCTACAGTATTTTATAGATATTATGTGGAGTTTATAGATGATAATTCTCAGTGGGAGGGTGTCAAACATAGAGCTATATATATGTACGCAACAAGTGAGTTGAATGTAAAAGAAATACTAAAAGAATATAGAGTTACTTTAATAGATAAAACAGATTAGAGGAGAGATATATGATGTTAACTACAGGTTTAATTTGCTTAGCAATGAATGTTTATTGGGAAGCAAGAGGTCAATCTACTGCTGGACAAATAGGTGTAGCACAAGTAGTAATTAATCGAGTCAATGATAAAAGATTCCCTGACAACGTCTGTGATGTCGTTACACAGGGTGTTAAACACGCAGGTACTGACATACCTGTAAAACACCAGTGCCACTTCTCATGGCATTGTGATGGATTGAGTGACAATCCTACTGATGACTCAGCATGGGCAAAGGCATTGGTTGTAGCAGTAACAGTTTATGATGGCAAAACGATTGATATGTTAGATGGAGCTACTCATTATCATGCGACTTCAGTAAATCCTGATTGGGCAGTAACAAAAACGAGAACAACTCGTATCGACAATCACATATTTTATAGATGGGAGAAATAAAACATGACATTATTACAAGAAATAGATGACCTTGCAGACCAACTTGAAGAAGGTAAGATAACAGAAAACCAAGCCATAGCTACAATAAGAAGCATAGCTGATTATTATGATACTGTTGCAAAAAAGCAACAACAAATAGATAAAACAATAGATATGTATAAGTAGAGAGGTGTATGATAATGAAATTACCTAGATATGTACAAGCAATGACACTGTCTAGTGGTGATGTTGAGTATAGATTTAATCCACCACAGTCACTTGTTGATGCTGGAGTTGTTAAACGTAGGCAGTTTGGTTCTGATTTACGTATGGTGCGTAAACTAGTCAAGGAGGACAATAAAAAAATAGATGATTGGAGAGAAGAAAAGGCAAAAATTGTACAGTTAAAACGTAGCAGTACAGTTAAACAGTTGATTGACTACTACTACCAATCAAATGATTTTAAAATGTTAAGAGAAAATACAAAAAAAGATTACATTTATTTTTTAAATGTTGCAAATATGTCACTAGGTAACAAGAGTTTTTACACAATATCCTCTAAACTTGCTAAAGAAACGTATGAAAAGTGGGTAATTCGTGGTGTTAGCTTTGCAAATCATGTGTGTACCTGTATGTCTAAGGTTTATAACTACGCAATGGACATGGAACAGGCAAATCAAAACCCATTTTCTAATATCAAACGTAAAAAAACAAAGCAACGTAAAGTTGTTTGGACAAAAGAGGACGTTATAAAGTTTCTTGATGTTGCATACGACTCTTTTGAGTATAGAAGTGTGGGAATGATTGTGCAAATGGCATATGAATGGTGTCAAAGACTAGGTGATATGCGTATTTTAACATGGAATAACATAGACTTAGACAATTCTAGGTTATATCTGGAACAATCAAAACGTAGAGCAGAGGTTTTTCTTCCAATTAGTTCAGATTTAAACGAAATGTTAAAAGAACAACATGAAACATGGAAGTTTCAAGAGTATGTAGCACCATTACCTAAGCCTATAAGTGGTAAATATATGCCATATACAATGATGCAACTATCTAAGGTTGGTAGAATAGTAATGAACAAAGTTGGGCTGCCTAATACGCTACGTCTTATGGATTTACGTAGGACAGGAGTGGTTGAAATGATTGATGCTGGTGTTTCTTTACCTCAAGTTATGTCGGTAACAGGTCACGCAAATCCTGCATCAGTTAAACCATATATGAAAAATACGTATACAAGCGCAAATAATGCCTTGACATTAAGAAATTCTACTATACAATCGAACTTGAGAGAAACAAGGTAAGTGATAATAATATGAATGATATATATAACATAGTAATTGATTTAAATATTAGAAACGGAGAGACAAAACGTATAAATTGTCCATCTTGTTTTGGATATAAAACATTTACAGCTACAAATAATATGGGTAAACTTATATGGAACTGTTACAAAGTAAATTGTAATGTATCAGGTGGAACTAGATTGAGAGTATCAACTGATGATATTCGTAACTCTTTTTTAAATAAAGAAAAAAATAATACAGAGGAAGATTTTGTGTTACCAGAGTATATCACTTGGAATACCATAGAGATTGAGCCTTTTAGAAACCAATATAAATTAGATAAAGATGAAGTCGACCTCCTATATGACGTGCGTGACCATAGAGTAGTGTTTCCTATTTGTCACAGTGGGAAATTAATTGACGCTGTAGGTAGGTCATTAGGTAAAAAACTTCCTAAATGGAAAAGATATGGAAAAAGCACCTTGCCTTATGTTCATGGATATGGTAAGGTGGCTGTAGTTGTTGAGGATTGTGTGAGTGCTTCTGTTGTAGGTGATGATGTATATGTTGGGGTGTCTGTGTTGGGTACATCATTGTCTGAATCACATAAACAGTACTTATCACGATTCTCAACAGCGATTATAGCTTTAGACCCTGACGCAGTACCAAAAGCTATGAGTTTTGTTAAAGAGTTAAGAGGTTATGTAGAAAATGTAAGAGCTATTAAATTAATAGATGACCTAAAGTATAGAAATCCTACCGACTTAGAAAATTTAGACCAACATAGGAGATTATAATATGGAATTAGCACTAGTTAGAAGCTTGATGGACAAAGAGTTCTATGATGACCACAGAGGAGCTAGATGTCCTGATAAATTATTTACTAAAGATGTGCGTAAAATAAAACAATCTATAGATTCAGCTATGGATAGGTACAAACGCACAGTTACACCTGATGAGATTGAGGCATTGTTTATATCAAACAATCCCACTATGACAACTGCACAGAAAAATGCTTTTTTATCTTTGTTTCATAAAATAAAAAGTGAAAAACCTATGGGTAAAGATATAGCACAAGAAGTATTATCTAAGTTATTTCAACAGGTTATAGGAGAGGACATAGCTAATATAGGTTTTGACTATGTCAATGGAACTAAAACAAGTCTTGAACCCTTACGAAATATATTAGAAAAATATGGAGATGATTTTACTCCAAGAATACAAGTTGAATGGGAAAATTTAGAGCTTGAAAATTTACTTGAGCAAAGTGACCTAGAAACAAGATGGCATTTTAATATTGCTAGCCTTACACGTAAGATTGAAGGCATCAATGAGGGTCAACTTATTGAAGTAGGTGCAAGACCTAATACAGGAAAGACATCTTTTCATGCTAGTTTGATAGCGTCACCACAAGGATTCGCTCATCAAGGTGCTTCATGTATTATTCTTTGTAATGAAGAGAGAGCTAGTCGTGTAGGCACTCGTTATCTTACTGCGTGTAGTGGTATGACAATACAGGAAATAAAAAATACTCCATTAAAAGCACACAATGAATGGAATAAAATAAAAGATAAGATAAAATTGTTTGACGCTACAGGTAGAGATATGGCATGGGTAGAGAGTGTATGTAAATCTTATAAGCCAGACATCTTAGTGTTAGACATGGGAGATAAATTAGCCACAACTAATGGATTTGCTAGGCATGATGAAGCACTCAAAGCAAATGCAATTTATGCTCGAAGCATTGCCAAACAACAGGGTTGTGCTATATTTTATATGTCACAACTATCGGCAGAAGCAGAAGGTAAAGTTTTATTAAATCAAAGTATGATGGAAGGTAGTCGTACAGGTAAGGCAGCAGAAGCTGACCTAATGATTCTAATAGCAAAGAATCCAATAGTTGATGGACAAGAGGAAGAAGACACACAAAGACATTTAAACCTAGTCAAGAATAAACTATCAGGATGGCATGGTGTCGTCCACTGTGAGCTTGACTACAAAACAGCGAGGTATGAAGCATGAGACCAAATAAAGGAGACATAAGAGAAGACGGAAAAAGATATGACGGAAGCACTTGGAGAAAAGTAGGAGTCAATCATCACATGAATGATGAAGGAAAAATCTTTTACAAAAGAAAATTTAGAAGTTTAAATGGTTATTTACAACAAGGTGGTAGTGTAGCGAAGATAAAATCTAAATTATCTAATGCTTCAACCATAGGAAAAGTAGTAACACTATTGTATGACCAAGAGAAGAGAGGATACATTTACGCCATATCAAATCCTGCTTGGAAGGGTTGGCTAAAGTTAGGCATGGCTATTGACCCAAATGATAGGTGCAATTCATATCAAACTTCTAGTCCATTAAGAGACTATAAATTAGTATATAGTAAATTTTTTAAAGATAGACGTAAAGCAGAGTTTAAAATGCATGAGTTAGCAAGAAAGGCATCTAAAAATAACAACTCTGAATGGTTTGAGCTATCAAATGAAAGTGCTATACGAATAATAAATAGTATAAAAGATGATGGAGTAAGTGATTTATCTTCTATGATAAGTAAAACTATAAATATTAAGGAGAATAGGTATGCAATTAACTCTTGATGTAGAGAATACTGTTACAAATAGGAATGGTAAACTACACCTTGACCCTTTTGAACCTACTAACAGCTTAACTATGATTGGTATGTTGGATGAGCAAGGAAAAGAAACTATGATTACGTTTGACCATACAGAAATGCAACCTACAATGCTAGGTAAAGATATAGTTCAAGGTATGTTAGATAGAACTACATTACTTGTTATGCATAACGCATCCCATGACCTACTTTGGTTGTGGGAGTCTGGTTTTAAATATGATGGTGCTATCTTTGACACTATGCTAAACGAATATGTCATACAGCGTGGGCAAAAACAGCCACTATCCTTAGAAGCTTGTGCTGAAAGATATAATTTAGATACTAAAAAACAGGACACTCTAAAAGAATATTTTAAAAAGGGTTATAAAACTAGCGAGATACCATTTGAAGATTTACAAATGTATTTGTCTGCTGATTTACAAGCTACTAAACAATTAGCTGAAAGGTTACAGCATCAATTAGCCACTTCAGATTCTGTTTTAAGCAATACAGCTAGGCTTACAGATGAGGTGGCTGTTTGCCTAGCTAGAATATATCAAAGAGGTTTCTCTGTTGATTTAAAAGCGTTAGAGAAGGTAAAAAAAGAGTTTGAAGATGAACGTGCCATGTTAATAAAAAGTTTAGACAAACAATGTCGTCAGTTGATGGGTGACTATCCTATAAATCTCAACAGTCCAGAGCAATTATCTTGGGTTATATATAGTCGCAAGCCAAATGATAAGTCTATTTGGAATAATCAGTTTGACCCTTACATGTCTAACATAGATTACAAAGAGAATGTATCTATTTACTCCAGTGTAGTCTACAAGAAACAGGCAAAGCAATGTAAAACTTGTTTTGGTAATGGTGTAATACGTAAAATCAAAAAGGATGGCAACCCTTTTGCTAAACCTAGTAAATGTAATGTATGCACAGGTGTTGGTTATGTATTTGATAATATGTCAAGTGTAGCAGGCTTGAAATTTAAAGCTCCAAATGCAAAATGGATAAGCGCAAATGGTTTTAGTACTAATAAAACAAATCTTGAGTTGCTAGAAAGTGTAGCAAAAGCTAGAAATATGACAGAAGCTGTAACATTTTTAAAGAATGTTCGTAGGCTATCTGCTCTTGATACCTACTTGTCTAGCTTTATTGATGGTATATCTACCTATACAAAACCAGATGGAAAGCTGCATGTAAGACTACTTCAGCACCGAACTAGCACAGGTAGATTTAGTGGTGCTGACCCTAATATGCAGAACATGCCGAGAGGAGGAACTTTTCCTGTTAAAAAAGTTTTTGTTTCCAGATGGGAAGGAGGACAAATTGTAGAAGCTGACTTTGCACAACTAGAATTTAGAGTGGCTGCCTTTTTAGGTCAAGACAAAGTAGCTATGGAAGAAGTGTCTACAGGTTTTGATGTACACAGTTATACTGCCAAAGTAATAACGGATGCAGGTCAGCCTACATCAAGACAAGAGGCAAAGGCACATACTTTTGCTCCTTTATATGGAGCTAGTGGTTATGGAAGAACTCCTGCTGAAGCGTCATATTATAAACAGTTTAATACTAAGTACAAAGGCATTGCACAGTGGCATAATATGCTTGCAAAAGAAGCCATTAACACAGGTAAAATAAGAACACCATCAGGCAGAGAGTTTTCTTTTCCTGACATAGTACGTAGACGTAATGGGAGTGTCTCACATTTTACACAAATAAAGAATTATCCTGTACAGTCCTTTGCTACAGCAGACATAGTGCCTGTAGCTTTACTGTATATTGATATGTTATTAAAAAGTTTAAATAGTTGTATAGTAAATAGCGTACATGATTCAATCGTGATTGATGTACATCCAAACGAAACTAAAGAGGTATTAAAAGTTATATCAGATACTAATAAAGAGTTAACAAAACTAATAGAAAACCAGTGGAATATAAAATTTAATGTGCCATTATTGCTTGAAGCAAAAATAGGTTTTAATTGGCTTGACACTAAAGACGTAGCATGATATAACTAAGATTCCGAATCAGTAAATAGCAAAATAATAAGGAGATTTTTATTTATGAATAATGAAATAGTAACAATAGATACCACTAACTTTAACGCAATGGCTAAAGCTATGGGTATATCGAATGAACGTGAGGAGTTAACCGAAACAAAAAAGGCTAGCACTCTAGCAAGAGTTAAATTAAACCATCAGCCTGTCATGGGTGAGGTAAAAGTAAATGGTAAAACTATTAACGCAGAGGTACTATCTGGAGGTTCTTATAAATTAGATATACCTAATGGTGCTACCTATCTAGGTAAATCTGCAATTATTAGACCCTTTATGCAAAGGTTTATGTACAAGCGTTTTATTCCTGCAAAAGGAAATGGTAAGCCTAGTTATAATAAAACTATTATGGCTGACAGTCTTAACATAGATTTAAAAGACAATCATGGTGGGTTTAACTGTGGTAAAAAATCTGGTTGGATAAAGGATTTTAAAGCACTACCTAAGTCACAACAAGATTTAATTAAATCTATTAAAAGAGTAAGGGTTATCTTTGGAACGATAGAGTTGATAGAACCACACGATGACAGTGGTAAACCTGTTGATTCATTAGAGCCTACTGCTTTTATATGGGAGGTAGATAACAGAGATGCTTTTAAAATATTTGGTAAAGCATTTAAAGATTTAGCTAAAGCTAAAAGACTACCACCACAACACAAACTAATCTGCACTTCTGAAGAAGTAAAAGATGCATCTATTAAATATTATCTGCCACAAGTTAAGCTAGACTTAACTAAAACTATTGACCTTGACGATTCAGACCAAGAAATGTTTGCAGATATTATGTTATGGGTACAAAACTACAATGACTATATTTTTAACGAGTGGCAATCAAAAGTAAGTAATAGTAGTGATGTAGATGAATCCATAATAGATGAGTTCATTGACATCGAATCGGAAGAGGTTGCTTAATGAACCATCCTGCTGAAATGGCAATACATCAGTATATGTCTGATGCAGCCAACGGAAAGTCCTCTATTTCGGAGGACTCCGTTAGGCAGATAGGGCAAGATGTAATGGATGCAATGAAGCGTCAGTTTGGTGGTGGAAACAAAAAGGAAAAGTTTAAACTACGCATGTCAAATATAGGTAGACCAACGTGCCAACTCTGGTTTGATAAAAATCATCCAGAGAAAGCACTTCCTAAACCTACAACATTTGTAATGAACATGATGCTAGGAGATATAGTAGAAGCTGTATTCAAAGGCATATTAAAGGAAGCAGGTGTAAAATATGAAGATTCTAAAAAGGTTTCTCTTGACTTGGGAGAGGACAGTATTAGTGGAACATATGACCTTGTTATTAACAATGCTGTTGATGATGTTAAGTCAGCGTCAGATTGGTCATATAGAAATAAATTTGAAAGCTATGATTCGCTAAATGAAGGAGACTCATTTGGTTATGTAGCACAACTTGCAGGTTATGCTAAAGCATCTGGTAAACGTGCAGGTGGATGGTGGGTAGTAAATAAAGCAAATGGAGATTTTAAATACGTACCTGCTGATAAAATAAATGTTGATGAAGAAGTTGACAAAATAAAAAAGACTACTACCATAGTAAATAGCAATAAGTTTGAAAGATGTTTTGAACCTGTTGTTGAAACTTTTAGAGGCAAACCTACAGGCAACACAATACTAAATGACGGCTGTAAGTTTTGTTCTTATAGACAAGCGTGCTGGGATATAACAGAAAGACCTGCCGTAAAGTCGCAAGCTAAAGAACCTAGAATGGTTTCTTATATAACTTTAAGAAAGGAGTATGTATAATGTTAGATGTAGATGAACTAGAAGCTATGGCTTCAAATATAAAAGAGTTAGAGTCACAACTCGCACAGGCTCGTAAGGAGTATAGAGAAAAGCGCACAGCTAATTTACGTAACGCAGTTGAGGCACGTAAAGAGGCAGATAAATTAGTTCAAGAAGAACTTAAAGCTTTAGGTGTAAATACAAGTAGCGTATATAGTATTTCATCTGGTCTCAGAAACTCTTGGTTTAATGTCTAGTGGACGCTAAACAATTTAGTGTAGCACGAAAGCATGGCTATCGTAGTGGGTTAGAGTTAAAAACTGCTGATTATTTAAACAACCTATCTCTTAAATATAGGTATGAAGAAATAAAAATAGAGTGGGAAGACCTAACTTATAGAACGTACACACCAGATTTTGTGCTACACAATGGCATTATTATAGAAACGAAAGGTATGTTTACTTCTGCTGATAGAAAAAAACATCTTGCAATAAAAAAGCAACATCCTAAATTAGATATACGTTTTATATTTGAAAATAGTAATCGTAGATTGTCTAAAGGAGCTAAGACAAGATACTATCAGTGGTGTAACAGATACAACTTTGAGTATAATGATAGAGTAATACCTGAAGAATGGTTAAAAGAAAAAGGAAAAGATAAACATCCTGTATTTATAAAGTTTGCCTATCAAAAAATTAAAAGGAGATTTAAATGAATAAAGATAAATTATTTTTTGATTTAGAACCAGAAGACTTTATTATACGGATACATCCAAAGACAGATGAAAATAATAAGTGGACAGGAGAAGTAGTTGTTGGTATAGTGACAGCAGAGGAAAACGAATTAAACGACCACGACTATGCAGGTATGTTACAATTTACAAATATGTTATGTTCCTGTGTAGCCATGATGGAAGAAGATGAAGGATTTAGAGAAGCTATATTGGAATATTATGAATCAGAACAAAATAAACATACAAGCGATACTAAAAAACATTCTATAACAAAAGAACCAGACTCTAACATAGTTAGAATAAATTTTAATACTAAAGTAGATGGGAGTGCATAACATGAAAGATAATACTACAGATATGGTAAATAAACCACCACATTATAATAAGTATGGAATAGAATGTATAGACGCTATCAAAGCATCCATGTCACACTTAGAATTTTGTGGTTATTTGAAAGGAAATATTGAAAAATATATTTGGAGATATAGATACAAAGGTAAACCATCTGAGGATTTAAAAAAGTCAATGTGGTATTTGAATATGTTAATAGAAGAGGTAAGCAATGAGACTTAAAGTATATTTAGTTCTTGACATTGATGAAGAAGAGTATACTATTCCTAGTGACGGAATGGTTGATGAAGAAATAGAACACAGCTTAGAACAACACATCTATGATATAGATGGTATTAAAATTAAATCGTTAAAAACTATTATGGAGGAATAAATATGAACAATATGCTACCAACAGATTATCAAAACTTTATAGCTACATCTAGGTATGCAAGGTGGCTAAACGACAAAGGACGTAGAGAAACATGGAGTGAGACTGTGTCTCGTTATATAAATTATATGCATGAAAAAGTTGGCTTTTCTAAAAAAGATAAACAGGATATTACAGATGCAATAATAGGACTAGAAGTTATGCCATCCATGAGAGCGTTAATGACAGCAGGACAAGCTTTAGATAGAGATAATACAGCAGGATATAACTGTAGTTATCTGCCTATTGATGACCCTAAATGTTTTGATGAAACAATGTACATTTTATTATGTGGCACAGGTGTTGGTTTTTCTGTTGAAAGAAAGTATATAGAAAAACTACCAGAGATACCTGCTGACTTAGGTTATGGTGATACTAGAATCACTGTACAAGATTCAAAAGAAGGCTGGGCAAAGGCACTAAGAAAGCTAATTGCATTATTGTATGCAGGTGAAATACCTACGTATGATGTAAGTAATGTACGACCAGCAGGAGCAAGGTTAAAAATATTTGGTGGTAGAGCTAGTGGTCCTGCACCTCTGGTTGACCTGTTTAAATTTACTATAAATATATTTAAACAAAATGCAGGTAAAAAACTTTCAAGTTATGACTGCCATAGTTTAATGTGTAAGATAGGAGAAGTGGTTGTTGTTGGTGGTGTAAGAAGAAGTGCTATGATAAGTCTTAGCAATCTATCAGACCTACGCATGAGACAAGCTAAGTCTGGTGAATGGTGGTCAACTGCACCACACATGGCACTGTCAAACAACTCTGTGTGTTATACAGATAAACCAGATGCTGAAACATTTATGAGAGAGTTTACCTCTTTGATTGAGTCTAAGTCAGGTGAGAGAGGTATATTTAATCGAGTGTCTGCACAAAAACAGGCAGAAAAAAATGGAAGAAGAGAAATTAATTTTGATTTCGGTACAAATCCATGTTCAGAGATAATATTAAGACCTCATCAGTTCTGCAATCTCACTGAAGTTGTTATACGTTCTACTGATACTAAAGAAACACTAGCAAAAAAAGTAAGACTAGCTACAATATTAGGCACAGCACAGTCTACATTAACTAAGTTTCCTTATCTTCGTAAAGTATGGAAAAACAATACAGAGGAGGAAAGACTTTTAGGTGTTTCACTTACAGGTATTATGGACAACGTACTAACCAATGGTAGAAATATAGAGCTAAGAAATTTGTTAAGTTATTTAAAACAGCAAGCTGTTGCTACAAATAAAGAGTATGCTAAGAAGTGGAATATACCACAGTCAGCAGCAATCACATGTTGTAAACCATCAGGAACTGTGTCACAGTTATGTGACAGTGCTAGTGGAATACACGCAAGACATAGTGAATACTATATTAGAACTGTAAGAGGTGACAACAAAGACCCACTTACTCAGTTTATGATTGAGCAAGGCATACCAAGTGAACCTGACGTTATGAAACCAAAGGACACTACAGTATTTAGCTTTCCAATGAAGTCGCCAAATGAATCTGTTACACGTAATGAAATGACAGCTATAGACCAGTTAACGATGTGGTTAATATATCAACAAGAATGGTGCGAACATAAACCAAGTTGCACTGTAACTGTTCGTGATGATGAGTGGGTTGAGGTAGCTGCCTTTGTCTATAAATACTTTGATGAAATGTCAGGTGTATCTTTTTTACCACACTCTGAACATATTTATCAACAAGCACCCTATCAAGAGTGTACACAGAAAGAATATAATGAGATGCTAAGTAGGTCTCCAAAGACTATAGATTGGAGTAAACTTGCAGACTACGAAAAAGAAGACACTACTTCAGGTAATCAAACATTAGCTTGTAGTGGTGATAGTTGTGAAATTGTAGATATAGGAGCTTAATATGAAAAAATATAGAAATAGAAATAATTTAGGTAAGTACGATGCACCATTAATTATACAGTATAAGAGAGGAGTAGATGATTTTTATCGTGGTAGAGTAGTAAATCCCTTTCATAAAGATACAATGCAATATCGTGAGTGGGAAAGGGGATTCAATAAGTCTTACTTTGAAAAGTTGGGAAAGGTATACAAGTATGAGCAAAAAAGAAACAGTAATTCAACAAAAACAATCTCTTCAAGATGAAGTTAATGAGTGGTTAGAAAGGAAATATTCAATGTCAGATTTTAATTCATATCAAATAGTAGCAAGAACAACAGCAATCTATCCTCCAACACATAAAATACTTTATCCTGCATTAGGACTTGCAGGAGAAGCAGGTGAGGTAGCTAATAAAGTAAAAAAATTGGTGAGGGATGGTACAGATTCTTTACCAAAAGATTGGAAAGAACAAATAGGTAATGAAATAGGAGATGTATTATGGTATTGTGCTGTGTTAGCTGATGACTTAGGTATGTCTCTTGGTATGATTGCAGCTCAAAACGAAAACAAATTATACAATAGAAAAATAAATGGAACGATAGCTGGTAGTGGAGATACTAGATAGTTAATTTTTTATAAGTGATTGTATTTTTCTCTCTTGTTTATCCTGTTCTTTAGCAATAGCCACTAGTTCTCTTACTATTTTTACATCTGAAAAATCTATAGCACTTTTTTCATTTTCTCTTTTATATTGTTCTATTGCAATTCTTCTACTAGGAATAGACAATTTTTTAAATTGAGATACTGCTGAATATAAAGGTCCAGATTCAAATTCTCTTTGTGGTTTAAAGGCATCTTTTAAACTACGTAAAAATGTATTAGCTCTTTGCTGTAGTCTAGTTCTTACTTCTAAAGGTTTTACATTATTTTTCTTTAAGTCTGACTCCATGTTCATTAATATTGGAACTAGAAATCCATGTATATGTTCTACTAAAAATTTAGATTCTGCTTGCCTAGCTTTTTCAGAGTCTGTTAAAGTTGGTATTCTGTAAGATTGAAATCCTAAATCTATTAAATACTCACCCTCTTCTGATGGTGCAGTTTGTTGTTTAAGACCAGTGATTACACTAACTAAACTTGATTTACGTTTTATAATTCCGTCTTCTCTAAGGACATCTATTTTAAATTCTCTAGCTTTTTCTAATTCAGGACTTTCAAGTTTTTTAAACTTAGAGGTAAATCCCTTTTTTAAATTTTCTAATGCACCTATTACTGGCTCATCTCTTCTTGATACAACTTCTGCTGGTCTTAATCCAGCAACTCTTTCTAATTCAAGTATCTGATTGTAAGGAACAAAGAATGTCGCAACATAGTTTCCTGCAAGCTCTCCTATAGCTTCAGCAGTTTTACCTCCTTTAACACCTTCATTTATAACATTTGCTAGTCCATCTACTATTTGATTACCACTACCAACTCTAAGATTTGAGCCAAGAAAAGTTCTTGAAACTTCACCTGTTCTAAATTCTTCAGCAAAGTAACTTCCAGCTTGTCCAATTCTTTCTAAAAAACTTAGCCCTTCGCCTTCCTCAAATTTTTCTGCAACTTGACCCATAAAAGTTAATTGTCTTAAAGGATAAAGAGGTGACGCATCTGTTTCATAGTTCTCCTCTAGACTAATCATTTTATAATCTGCTGGTGCTCCTTCTGATTTTCTAAATTCATATGCTCCATATAAAGCAGCTAAACCTACTAGATTATTGCCCATAAGTCTTCTTTCTGCTGTTCCAAAATCTTTACTATCCTTATACAAAATATCTTTTAGTAAAGAGTACATAGGATTTTTTGTAGGAGACATTCCGGGTATTGCAGATGTTTTAACTAAAGCTGTGCCCGGAGTATAAGCTGCTATTCTCTCCATAGCTTTAAACATAAAGTTTGGAAAAGGCAATACTACAGTACCACCACTTCTTACTATAAAATTTGAAACAGCTGCAAGAGCAGGACTATCAGGCTTTGACCCAAATGTTACATCTAAAGCATTTTTCATAGCGTCTTCCATTATAAAACCAAATGAACGTGCACCTTCAGGTCTAAATTCTGATGAGTCATTTATAATATCTAAAAGTTTTCCGTTTTCTAATTGCTTTAAAAAATCTACATTCCATTCTCTTTTTATTATTCTTTCTAAATCTGCTATTAAATATGTGCTTCTTATAACATGCTCTTGAAAACGATTAGGAATGTTAAGAACATTTACTAAATCTTCAAACTCAGATAAAGTATTGTCTATAAACTTACCACCTCTAGTTGTAGCTAGACCCCTGTTTGCATTTTGTATTTCGTTAAGTCTCAAAAATAGTCGTTCATTTTTACTAGCAAACTCAGGTCTATCTAATATTAGTTTTGCTATTTCAACAGAGCGTTGTGGGTCATTAAACATTAAATCTAATTGTTTAAAACTAGTTTTCCATGAGCTAGAAAATGGATTAATAAGTTCTTTACCTACGTTGATTGGTAATACAGTTTTTAATGTTTTATCTACAATTCCATTTGATTTATTTATGTCGTCTACATATTTAAATAATACATTATCTGCCATATTAACAACAGTATCCATACTAGATAACATTCCAGCAGATGTTAAGTTACGAGTGGCAGTTGCTATCTGAGACACTAAGCCACCTCTTCTTATATTTTCTATTCTCATCAGATTATTATATACGATAGATTGTTGCTCTAAAAATTTTTTATCTCTTGCAAATTGTTTTTCGCCTAAAGTCTTAGTTGCTTTACGTATTTGAGATAATTTCTGTAATGTTTTACCAGCATCAGAACCAGAGCCAACAACTGTAAGAACAAAATCCTCAAAACCTAATCCATACTTATTAAGGTCATCTAACATTTCTTGACCTCCTATTTTACCCTGTATGGTTAGTTCTTCTAAATTTCTTATTACTGTTTTATTAGGATTAAATTTTATACCATCCTTTTTTTGCACCTCTTTTACATAAGACACAAGAGCATTTAATTTATCTGGATTTAATATTGGAGAGACAAGAAGGTCTGTATCTATATCATTTACAACGACTGGAGCTTGCGCCATAAACTGTTCCATAGTTTCTTTTCCTATGGCAACGCTTTTAGCGTCATCTATTTGTCGATTACCATTCTTATCTACTTTTGATATAGTTACAAAATCTTTATCTGTTCTATTTAGTCCTTTATTTAAAGCAAGACTTTCCTCAAATTTTTCTATTAATTCGTTTTTTATTTTTGGATTATTATCTCCTATTACTTTAGCGACATTATATTTTTTTTGCAACTCGTCTGCCATTCTGATTTTTACTACACTTGCTGGTGGTAATCCCCTAAATTGCTTGTCTGCACTCCTAAATATATTAGTAATCTTTTTAGTAAACTCACTATCTTTTTTTAATTGTCTCTGAACTTTTCTATCAAGCTTAGATAAAAAGCTTTTAGGTGTTTTAGTTGCTAACGCATAACCCGGAATAGTTTCAAAAAAAGCAGGTTCTTTTTCACTTCCAACAAGAAGAAAGGCAAGCGTATTTACAAAAGCCTCTCCAGCTTCTTCTGGAGTACCAATATTTGTTAAACCTAACCACTTATAAAATGGTGATTTTGCAATTATTTTTTCCGTTTTTTTACTAAATGGTATTTTAATTTCTCCTGTTTCAGGGTCACTAATACTCTTTCCTAATCCATATCTAAACAAACCATCAAGAGCTACTAGACCTGCCTCTGTAACATCAGCTATTGCTCTGGGTGTTTCATTAAATAGTGTCACAAGTGCTGATAAAGTAGCGGCGGCTACCGATGTGCTTATACCATCTGTTTTTCTATCCATGTTACTAAGTGCACCAAATTGTCCTTCTTTAATTGAATCACGTATAGCTTTATAATAACGAGTAAATTCTGAGGGAATATCATCTACTTTTGTAAATAATTTTTTAGCTTCTTCTTCTTTTCTAAGTCTTTCTTCTTTTGTTCTTAAATATTGTTCCAACTGCCTTCTATCATAATCTTCTTTAAATTGTTCTTTTTGAATTGAATCATATGGTGGAGGAGCAGAAGCAGAAGGAAAAACATTAATATCTTTAACTGAAGAAACATCCGATTCTTCTTCCTCTTTTTCTTCGGCTATATCATTAACAGATGGTACTACATCTGGTCTTATTTGAAACGAACTATTGGTATCTTTATTAATAGTATAGGGAGAGACTTTACGATAACTACGTTGATTGTTATCTTGGTCTACTTCTTCTTCAATATTTAAATGATTTGTATCTGGGTTTGATAACTTTTTTCTTTTATTAAAAAACTCTAATGAATATTCCATAGTATTAGATGTTTCTAGGTCAGAATCTATTTGATTAGTTACTGTAGAATCAGTACTAATACCTTTATTTAAAAACTGTAATGCAAATTCCATACTCATTTTTAGTATAAATCCTTTTTTCTATTTATAAAATGGTCTTCTTCTATTTATAAAATCACCAAGAGGTATAACATCTCCACCATATATAGGAACAAAAAAAGTTTCATATTCATCAGGCATTGATTCTATATAAAATAAATAATTTTCAGTGTCTGTTGGTTTACTTGTTCCTGAAGCACCAAGTACTTCAATTATACTTTTCATTTTTTTACTTATTTGTTGTTTTATATAAGGTACTCTTTCATCAAATAAAAGATCATCAGGCATTTCAATTTCATAAGCTTTCATTGCTTCAAGTCTAACTTTATCGTCTTGCAATCTATCATTCTCAATAGAAAAAGCTATCTCGTTTGCTACGTTCTGATTTTGGGTATTTGTTTCAATTCTTGTATAGAAAGTTTTCCATGCTCCATCAAGTTCTGTTAGTGATATTTCATTATTAAATCGTGAATCTTTGTCATTAAAAGTAGCTGAAAGATTATTAAGAGCATTATACACTTTTAGAGTAGTTGAAGCTTCATCACCATACATAACTCTTTTTAATCCCTCTTCAAAATTTTGAGTGTATGGCATATCTAAAACTGAAGCAATAGTAAAATTAATTGTAGCATTAGCTTGATATGCTTGTTTACTTTCTATATCAAGTATCTTTTTTCTTATATCAAGTTCTTGTTTTTCTTTTTGCTCAGCAGTAAGTCCTGTCTTTTGTTTAAATTTTTCTTCTAATTTTAAAACTGTTAGTCTTTCTTTTTCTAATTGGTCAAGAAAGACTTCATCAGCTACTGTCTTTTCATTTAGTATCTTTTCTACTGCAGCTTTTCTTTTGTTTACATCTGTAATTTGAAGTGCATTATTATACTTTTTTACAAAATGTAAATTATAGGATTCAAAAGTTTTAAACTCAGGTTCATCTTCTACATTAATTTTTTTAAAATATTCATCGTTTCTTTTAAGCTCATTAATTACAGGACCGGGTGAAAAACTCTCAGCTCGTTGCTTAATTGTATAAATACTTCCTACATCACCACCATTGTTTGACGTTTCTTTACCTACATTTATTGCGTCTTCTATTAATGAGTCTCCACCTGACATTATATTACTTATAATATCCTTAGAATAACCAAGAGAATTTAGAATACCTATGTCGTCTTTATATTTTTTTTCGAGTCTTTCTTTTTCCTTTTTTAATTCATATTTTTGTTTAAAAGAAAACAAATCTTTTTCACCTTTTTGTTGAATGGCAAATTTCTTTTCAAAGTCTTCCATATCTCTTTTACGCTGTATTTCAGCGTCTTGTCTTTTAAGTTCTCTTTCTCTTTGTTCTTGTTTTCTCTCAGAATACCTAGAGGCAGCACCTCCAAGTAACTGTAAGAAAAACTGTCCACCTAATCCCATTATACAACTCCCTCATCAACTTCACTAACAGGCATGTCAACTTCACCAACAGGTTCTTCTATAGGTAAGATAGGTGCAGGTGTAGGTCTTGACATTAAACCTGTAGGCATTGGTTCTTCAGGCATATCTAACACTGGCTCTTGTTCTTTTTCTTCTTTATCTTTAATATCTACATCTTCAATCTTTTCAGAAAATTCTTTTAGTATTTTATATTTCATTGCCTTTTCAACAACAGGATTTCTAATATCCTCTTCTAAACCTGAATTGTACACTACGTCATTTAGTTCAGCCATATACATAAACATCTCTACAAGAACAGGAGATACAAGTACTCCTACATCTATAGTATGAATACCATGCATGACACTGCTATCTAAAATACTATCTACTAGAGTTTTAATACTTATGCCACTATCTAACAAAGCAACAAACCCTTCTGCTGCTTTAGGTTCTGATATTTTTTGAGAATAAAAAGATATGGTTTCACCTACAGTTGTCAACTCTGGTGGGTTTTGCCACGGATAAAGTTTTGGCTCAGCAGTTAAAGATTCACCCGGAATAGATGCACTCAGTAGTTCTCTTGCTGCTCTTTCTTCATTCATTTTTTAAACCCTCTCTTAATTTTCTAAATTCCTTAACATAGTCAATAACAATCATTAAAGGTTCACCATCGTTTGTTAAGTTGTCACTCCTAGACACACCTCGACTAGTTCTATTTAATAAACCTTTAGATTCTTTTGCTGGCTCAACAGATGCTCCCATATCATCTATGAGTTTATTTACTGTTCTATACATTTTTTTCGTTGTATCCATAATGTTATTTTAACCTCCTAGTCTAATGTTTTTTAAGAGACAATATCAGGTAATATAAAATCCATAATAGCACCACCTATAGCACCTGCTGCTTGACCTGTAGATGCAATATTAGCTCTTTTTATATCTGTATCAGCCCTTAGTATTTCTATTGCTCTAGTTGCTAGTCTGCTCTGTGTATTTTCATTTGTTGTCCAAGCTCTTTGAAGGTTATCACCTCTCTCTTGCCACAGGTTTGCATAAGCTCTAAAAGATGTTTCAAGTGCATTACTTGCATTTCTTTCAATCGCCGCATTTGCAAATTGATTGTCTATAGTAGCAATATCTTTTCTCCATTTTACGTTAGCTTGTTCAATTACAAGAGCTTGGGCAGCATTAAATTGCTCTCGTTGATTTTTCATTTGTGCATTAAATTGTGCTATTGCATTAGCTTGTTCTGCATTTAACCTTTCCATTTGGTCTTTTTGTGCCTTATTAAATTGTCTAGCTTGCATTTCCATATTATCATAGTACTGGTTTATTTGATTTTCACTACTTGCATTAAATTGTTTTGCGGCATTACTAGCAGCTTGGTCACTAAATAATGAATTTATTCTTTGTTGTGCTTTAAACATTTCTATCTGTTGTTCATTATTAAAGTTAGACATGTCTACTTGTAAAAAGTTTTGTGCATTTATAACCTTTGCTTTTTGTCTGTTTCTTAAACTTTCTATGTCTAAATTAGCTACAGCACTAGCCTCTGCCAAAGTTAGAGCTTGGTCATTTTGTAAATTTGCTAATTTCATAGTATTCACAAGTCTACTGTTTTCTAAAACTATTTGTTGGTCTGCACTAAATTGCATGTTTGCTATATTTTCTACTTTTGATGCATTCATAACTTTTGTTTTAAATGCTTGGTCAAACTCTATACCTAAAAATCTAGCACGTTGTTCTGCTTTTGCTAAAGCCATCTGTTGTTTATTACCAGCTTCGATTTGTGCAATCGGTAGTGAAGCTTCCATCGCAGCCTGTACGATAGCTTGTCCTGCTATAGAGGAAGCTCCTAGTCCTCTTGCTGACATTAAAGCTGTAGCTTTACGCATA